CGGCGCCGACGGGAAGCGTGTGATCGTCACCCGGCGGGCGAAGTAGACGCCACACCCCCTCTCCCGTGCGCGTCGCTGCCTCCACTCTGGAGGCATGAGCGACGACCTCGCGAACAAGATCGACACGAGCGCCCAGGGCCCCCGGCGCGTCCGCACGGACGCCGGCGAGGTGGAGGCCCACCCGCTCCCCGATCAGATCGAGGCGGACAAGTACCTCCGGGCGAAGGCGGCCGCCGATGGCGGCTCGTCTCACCGGGGGCTCCGGTTCAACGTCCTCAAGCCGCCGGGGACCGTCTGACATGGCGAAGCGCCAGGCACCGAAGGGGCGGAGCGGCCGGAAGGCGGCCCCGGCCCGGCGTGCGCCTCGCAGCGTCGCCATCGTGAAGCAGCCGGTCCGGGCGCGGTACGACGCTGCCCAGACGAGCGACGACTCCCGGCACTGGGCCAATGCGGACTCGCTCTCGGCTCAGGCGGCCCTCGTCCCCGAGGTGCGGCGGATCATCCGCAACCGCGCCCGTTACGAGCGGGCGAACTCCGCCTACGTCCACGGAATCTGCACCACGAAGAGCAACGACCTCGTCGGCACCGGCCCGCGGATCCTGCTCGCCACCGGCAACGCCGAGGCGGACCGGTCCATCGCCCGGGCGTGGTTCGACTGGTCGTGGCGGGTGCGGCTGGCGGACAAGCTCCGCGTCGCCTGCGAGGCAAAGATCGTCGACGGCGAGGCGTTCGCGATGCTGTTCACGAACCGTGCGGCCGACACCCGCGGCGTGACGCTCGACCTCCGGCTCGTCGAGGCGGACCAGATCGCCACGCCCTCGCTCGACTACCTCCAGGCCCTCGGCCCCGACGGCTCGCTCGTCGACGGCCTGGAGATCGACGCCGACGGCAACGTCACCGCCTACCACGTGCTCCGCTCGCACCCCGGGTCGAACTACGCTATCGGCACGTTCGAGGCCGACCGGGTGCCGGCAGAGCGCGTCCTCCACTGGTTCCGCGCCACGCGCCCCGGGCAGTACCGCGGCGTCTCGGAGCTCGCCTGCTGTCTCCGCCTCTGCGGCAACATGCGGCGGTACACCGAGGCGGTGATCCGTGCGGCCGAGATCGCCGCGGACCTTGCCGCCTTCGTTCACTCGAACTCCCCGGCGGCGACGGTCGACGAGGTCGACCCATTCGCCGCGATCGAGATCGAGAAGGGGACGCTCACCACGCTCCCCGAGGGGTGGGACGTGTCGCAGCTCAAGGCCGAGCAGCCGACGAACACCCACCAAGCGTTCACCCGGACGATCCTCGGCGAGATCGCCCGGGGCGTGAACCTGCCCTACCACAAGGCGGCTTTCGACGCCTCCTCGTACAACTACTCCTCGGCGCGCCTCGACTCGCAGCTCCACGACCTCAACGTCCGCGTCGAGCGCGACGAACTCGAGCGGACGTGGCTCGACCGCATCTTCCGCGAGTGGCTCGACGAGGCCCTCCTCGTCCCGGGCCTGATCCCCGCCGGCCTTCCCTCCGCCTCGGCCTGGAACTGGTCGTGGGTGTGGGACGGCCACGACGGCGTCGACCCGGTGAAGGACGCCAACGCCACCGAGACGAAGCTCGCCACGCTCACGACCTCTCTCGCCGCCGAGTACGCCCGGCAGGGCAAGCAGTGGGATGTCGAACTCCGGCAGATCGCCGCGGAGCGGCAACTCATGGACGAGCTCGGGCTGTCGCTCGGGGACCGGCCGGCCCAGGTGGTCGTGCCCCCGGCCGACCCGGTGAACGCCGCCGGGGAGCCGGACCTCGAGGCGGCCGACTCCTACCGACCGACCGCGGAGATGCGGTCGGAGGCGGAGCGTGGCCTCGCCTGGCGGCGTGAGTTCGGCCGGGGCGGGACGCCGGTCGGCGTGGCCCGGGCCCGAGACATCGCCAACGGCCGCCCCCTCTCGCTCGACACCGTCGAGCGGATGGCGAGCTACTTCGCGCGGCACGAGATCGACAAGCAGGGCCAAGGCTGGAGCCAGGGCGAGGACGGCTACCCGTCCGCCGGCCGGATCGCGTGGGCCCTCTGGGGCGGCGACGCCGGCCGCTCGTTCGTCAACCGCATCCTCGACGAGGTGGACGCATGAGCAACGTCACGCTCCGGGCCGACGTGCAGTTCCTCCGGGCGGATGACGCCGGCGAGGGGGCGATGTCCACTCCCCGGACGCCGCGGTTCTCGATGGTCGCCTACACCGGGGCCGAGATCCGCCAGGCGTGGAGCCGGGAACCGATCGTGATCGACCTCTCCGGCATGGCCGTGCCGGCGAACGTGCCCATCGTGTTCGGCCACGACTACGCCCTGGAGAGCGTCCTCGGCCAGGGCGCCGCCCGGATCGGGACCGACCTCGTGATCGACGGCGCGATCCTCGCGGAGAGCGAGGCCGCCGGCCAGGTCGTGAGGCTTGGCGACAAGGGCTACCAGTGGCAAGCCTCGGTCGGCGCCGACGTGGACGAGCAGACGCTCGTCGCGGCCGGCGACACCGTCACCGTCAACGGCCGGACCTTCACGGGTCCGGTTCGGATCGTAAAGCGCTCCACGCTCCGGGAGTGCTCATTCGTCACCCTTGGGGCCGATGGAGCGACGGCCGTGACCATCACCGCGCAAGCGGGGGAGTCCTCGATGAGCGATGAGATGAAGACGGCCGATCCCATGCCGACCGGCCCGAGCGATGTGCAGAACGAGAACGGCGGGCCCACCGGGCCGCAGGACATGGCGAGCGCCGCGCCGGTCGTCGACGTGAAGGCCATCCGGGCCCAGATCGTCAACGAGGTCCGGGAGGAGGTGAAGGCCGAGCTGCTGAAGGACCTCCGGGTCAACCGCGGTCCCGCGATCCACGCCTCGAAGCCGGTCCTCGACGAGGATCAGGTGAACATCGCCGCCATCGGCATGGTCGGCGGGCTCGGTAACGTCGAGAAGCAGTTCTCGGAGCCGGTGCTCGAGGCCGCCCACAAGCGGGCTCGTCACGTCGGCCTCCAGTCGCTGCTGATCTCGGCCGCCCGGTCGAACGGTTACGACGGATCCGAGGCCCGGGTCAACACGAGCAACCTCCGCCAGGTGCTGCGGGCCGCGTTCGCGACCCACAACATCTCGAACGTGCTCGCCGCGACCTACGGCAAGTACCTCATCGCCGGGTTCGAGGCGGTCGAGAGCGTGTGGGAGTTCGTTTCCACGATCCGCCCGCTCAACGACCTCAAGACGGTCACGGGCGTTCGGCTCGACGGCGGGTTCGTCTTCGACGAGGTCGGGAACGACGGGAAGATCAAGTCGGCCGATGCGGCCGATGCGACCCGCACCCTCTCGCCGAAGACCTACGCCCGCATGTCGTCCATCACCCGGACGGACATCATCAACGACGACCTCGGTGCCCTGACGGCGGTCCCCCGCCGGCTCGGTCGCGGGGCGGCGCTGAAGTTCAACCAGGTCTTCTGGTCGGCGTTCGAGTCCTCCAACTCGACGTACTATCAGGCGGCCACCCCGGGCAGCGGAAACGCCTTCGCCATCGGCTCGGTCGAGACCGCGTGGACGGCCTACGGGTCGCTCACCGATCCCGACGGCAACCCGCTGGGCGTGACGCCGAAGGTCCTCCTCGTGCCGAAGGCCCTCGAGATCGCCGCGAACAAGGTCCAGACGGGCAACACGCTCCTCGCGTCGTCGCTCGGCTCGACCTCGTCGAAGGTCCTCGAGCCGCAGGCGAACGTCCTCGCCGGGAAGTTCGATATCGTGTCGAGCGCCTACCTCACGTCGACCTCGACGTGGTGGCTCTGCGCCGACCCGAACGACCTCCCGGTGATGGAGGTCGGCTTCCTCAACGGTCAGCGTCAGCCGACCGTCGAGCAGGCGGAGGCGGACTTCGACGTGCTCGGGATCCAGGTCCGCGGGTACTACGACTTCGGCGTCTCGAAGGGCGAGAGCCGCGCGGCCTACCGCATGGCGACCGCCTGACCATGACCCTCGCAAACCGAACCCGGCGGCTCGGGAATGGCCCGAGCCGCCGGGGTGAGGTCCCTCAGACACACTTCTCGGAGCTCTCAAGATGGCGACGCTGAAGCAGCGCGAATCGGATACGTGGGACTACACCCCGACGACGGCGAAGTCCGTCGGCGAGGTGGTCCTCCTCGGCAAGGTCGTCGGCGTCGTGTGCCGGCCCATCGCGGCGAACGCGAAGGGCGCGGTCGCGGTGCGCGGCGTGTTCACGTTCGACAAGGTGACCGGCGGTGCCCTCTCGGCCGGCGCGGTGGCCTACCTCCACCCGAACGGCAAGGTCACCGGGTCGTCCGCGGTGTCCGGCATCGCCGGGCTCGTGGCGGTCGACGCCGCGGCCGGCGACACGACGGTCGACGTGAGCATCAATCACGGGATGCTCTACGACCTCAACGTGAGCGGCCCGGCCTGATCCCTGACGATTCCCACCGCAAGCCGCCGGCGGCCGCCCGATCCCTCTCCGGGCGCCGCCGGCGGTGTAGCGGCCTCGAGGTGCCCGCATGGCCGACATGCTCGCCGCCGGTGCGTCGTGGCTCGCCGACCAGATGGCGGCGAGTGCGTCGATGAACTGCGCCTACAAGCGCGGGGCGAATACGACGCAGTTCACGGCCACCCTGGGGCGGAGCACGTTCGAGGCGGCTGGGCAGAACGGCGTCGTCGAGCGGTGGGAGTCGCGGGACTACATCGTCCGCGTGGCCGACCTCCCCTACGGCGAGCCGCAGCGGGGAGACTTCATCGTCGAGGAGCTCAACGGCGAGGCGTACTTCTACGAAGTCGCCGCGCCACGGGGCGTGCCGCTGTTCCACTACTCGGACGCCTTTCAGAACGCGGTCCGGGTCCATACGAAGCAGGCCGACCGCGACATCACCTTCATCATCGACGACCAGGGCAACGAGATCAGCGTCCCGCTCACCGCGCAGGAGTGACCCGCGATGCCGCTCCGGAAGCGCGTCGATCAACTGCCGGCCGCG